CAACAACAGTTGTATAGAAGTTAGTATCTGGAGTAGTTCCATTAAAAACTCCCCCGCAGATACGTTTCTTTTCTGCCATCATTAGTTCGTCTATCATTGTCGCTCCAATTTCGTCTCCCCATGAATCAAATATCATCGTTTTCTGTGATCCATCTGTCTGGGCGTCATAGGTAGCCGGATTGACAGTCTCACCTGCTTTATTGGTCGGAGCTACGCACAAAGAACCGTTCTCATCGGCTTTGACTCTTTTTGTCTCTTCCCCTTTAGCACCTAACAGAGAAGCTACACTATTATTGTCCTTGTATGCGTCTTCGTCCATATTTTTATGCTAATTCAACCCATAAATTACCATTTCTATTATCGATCAATAACGGACTAACATCATTTGATTCTGAATCTTTAACTAAGCTAGTAGATACACTATTATTATCTTTATATGCTTTTTTATCTGGTAATACTGGAGTTGTATCTGCGACTAATTCGATATCAATTAAAACTCCTCCACTTACAGGATCAATATATAAAGGCATTACTGTGTTAAAATCTTCTGAAGAAACACATAATATAGTTGAAGATGAATTGTTGTCTTTAGGAAATTCCATAATTTTTTATTTCATTAGTCATTTCTATTTTTGCCGATAATAAAGACTTTCTTTGACTTTCTATTTTTCTCCTTTCTTTTCCTAATTGTTCTTCTCTCTCAATAAAAGTTTTCTCTTTTTCCTTTATAGAATCGGCGTATTCCTTGAATTTTTGTTGTTGTAGGTTTAGTGTGTCTAGCTTCTCATCTATTTCTGAATTCCTGATGGCTACTGCCTTGATGAATTCATCCTCCCTATCTTTCAGTATTTTCTCTTTCTCGATCAATGTCCTTTCTTTGTTGTTCAGTTCAATCCTCTTCGATGATATGTCATCCAGCTTGTCTTGAAAATCATCTATCATATCATCTGCTTCACTTTCTTTTTCTATGATCTTCGCTTCACGTTCCTTGAGCTCCTCTTCTTTTGAATTAAGCCTTGCTTCCTTTTTCTCGATCAGCTCTTCCTTGCTCTTGAGCGGGAGCATTGCGTTCTCTAGCTCCTTATTCTTGAGCGCTATGGAATTATCAAGAAAGCACAGCTCCTTATCTTTGAGTTCCTTTGATGAATTATAACTCTTGTTGAGTTCATCCATTTTGGAATTGAAAATAGTCTCGAGTTTCTGATATTTAGCTTCAAGCTTATCTATCTCTCCCTCGATGAACTTCTTCTGTTCTTCTGGTTGTGCTTTCTTTGATAATATCTTCATGGTTATTTTTTCTTACCTGGACTCTTGCTTGCTTTGATATCAGCTAGAGGTGTAGCGTCTATCTTAGGCTCTCCAGGAACTATCGGGCTTTCGTATTCCTCTTCTTCGTCTTCTTCCTGGTTCTCTTCCACTTCTTCTACTTTTACTTCCTTTTTCTCCTTGATAGGTCTTCCAGTCTCATCTACCTTTTTGAACTTCAATTCCTGTTCCACTACTGGAATTTCTCCTCCGAAGCATTTCTTGAAATATTCATTGTACAATACTTGAGGGAGGTTGTCGTGACCTTGCTTGTGTAGTTCCCTGACAGTCAAATGCTTTGCAAAATGTAGAGCAATGGCACTAGGTATGTCATATCTACATGATGCTTCGAACCTATGTGTTTTACCGTCGAACATACCAGTAAAATCCTCATTGGTCCAATTTATGAAAATTACGTTATTCATATTTTTTTTATTACTTATTATCAAGGATTAAATCCTTATAAGAGGGAGAGAACTCCCCCCTGAAGAACTTAAGCGATGGTCAATGTGCAGAACTGATATGCAGTTGTTACTCCTGTCTGATCAGCTACACCAATCTGGTTGGTTGTTGCTGCTACTGTCATCAATGCTCCTGCAGTGTTAGTAGAAGGTGATAGACCTAGTCCTACGGCTGTATTAGCATCGTTCAAGTATCCTGCTACTCCTCCGACTTGGAACCATCCGAAATACTGAGCTGCGATACCTACTTGAGGAATACCCAAGACTGTTCCGCTTCTGGTAGTAGGACAGATAATTGCTGCACTGTATGGGTTTGCCCACAAGTTAGCTGTCACTGTTCCTGTAATGGCTGTCACTACTGGGTCGAATAGCTTGAGAACTAATTTTCCTGTAGTACTTGTCTGTGCTGCGTGACCTTTGATGGTGTATACATTAGGAGCTCCAGTACCGCTTATGATAGCGATTTGGCCATTTGCATACTGATTTGCAGTTGCTGCAGTACCTCCTAGTGTTACAGTGATCTGCATGTCTCCGATAGAAGCTGCAGATACTACTATTCCCTGATGATTAGCAACTACCGCTGGACCTTGAGCCAATTTACAGGCTGCAAGAGCAGTAGAGCTTTCATTATTGAATCCTAACTTGAATTTCCTTCCGTCAGGCGTTACTGCCAATTGTCCTAGATTGGTAGGAAAATCTGATGCATTAGCAGGACTATATGTCTGTTTCACGTCGAAAGGAGATAATTGTATGTATCCTGAATTCATTGTCTTTTTTAATTAGGTTAATTATGTTGTCTGAATACCGATTGTTGCTGTTGCGACCTTTGCACTTAAAGCACTGAAGATACCAGTTGCAGTTGCTATCTTGGTGCAGTGATGTGCTGCTGTATCTCCTGTCAATAATACTTGGGCTGTAGTCAATGTAGGAGAAGCGATTGCGACTGCTGGGGTAGAACCTAAGACGTTAGATATGAACTGACAATTGTGGAATTCCATGAACCTTTCAATGTCTGCATCTGCAGCAATCTTTACCATGGCTGTACTAGTTCCTCCGGCATTCTTCCAAAAGAAGCAACCATCAAACAATACATCTCTTGATACCTTTCCAGCTCCTACTGTATCCTTGGCCATGTAAACTGCTGGTCTTACCTTATTTCCACTAACTGAATCTGCTAGTGAACCGAATGTACAATCAAAGAACTGGGCGCTGTCTCCGTTAAGAACCAATTCTGCTGTAGTATCGCTGTCTAGATCAGTAGAATTATAGAACTCACAGTTGCTATATGAAGAATACTCTCCTCCCTCTCCCACTGCAGCAATAGCCTGTGAAAGAGTGTTACCGGTAGAGAACTTTATATTGCTGAATGAGTTACCTACTCCGGTGTTCTTAAGCATGAATACGTCAGTAGTAGTAGCAGTCACTCCCATTGTTATTCTTGCTCTCTGGCCGTATTTACGCATTCCTACACCTAAGCCGACGATATGGCTCCTGCTCTTTGAAAAATCTAACATCGAAGTTACTGCATTGCCGGTTGACGTTCCAGCAATCAGTATCATGTCCTGATTGTTAGTAGTGATCTTGCTGTTAGCCTCGGCCAACGTAGCCAAGGATGATGTACTAGTCAATCCGTCATTGGTGTCGCTACCATTTACGGGATCCACCCAATATACGTTACCGAACGTATAAATTCCGTAATTAGCGATTTCGTTCTGAAGTATTTTGAATCCATATTTTAGACCTGGGATAAGGTCTCTTAAAAATTTCATAACTTTGTATTTTTCCCTCTCCCGTAGTCTTTAAGCTCGGGGTAAAAGGCTTATGTTAATTATACGTTCGAGATATTGTATAGTCTTGACTGTCTCCTTGGAGCGTCTGTCCAGAACTGTCCAGCAAGGATGATACGGCCTACGAATGCCATCTGGTTGACTGGTTTTACCCATCCTGTCCAGTGGAATCCCATTCCTTTGATGGTGTTCTTATTGTAGTCGTTACCTTCGAACTGAGCGTCCTTGTACTGTACTGGTTGTGACTCTGGGAATCTCTCTAGTGCAGTGAAGTGGATGAATCTCTCATTCAAGAACAATAATTGTCCTGCTCCAGCGCTGTCTAGTGGGACTTTCCTGTCTGGAGTGATAGTGAATCCCTTGTACTCAAGACCTACGAATCCAGCTGTACCTACTAATCCTTTCTTTCTCTGTTCGATATCGTTAAGGGTGATATAGATCCTGTTCTTAGGTTCGATAAGCTGTTCATACAATGAGTAAGTGTTCCTGTCTGCTAATCCGATTGTAGGAACGATAGTTCCATCAGATTGTCCGTTGTATTGAGTTGCCATCTTAGCTAAGGACAATGTACCAGAAGCATCTGTATAAACTGAATCCAATACTGGGTATGTTGTCCTGGACTGTCCACCGTATGTAGCGGCGTTACTACCGTCATCTATCATGTTTCCTAATCCATCGAAATCAAGTGATCCATTTCCTGTTCCGTCTCCGTATAGGATATCACCAATAGAGTCTGCCATATCCTGTCCTGAAGAAGTCATTTCTGCTTCTGCTAAGTCTAATATTCTGTCGTCATCAGTCAAGTTGACTGCCATTTCTGTGAAAGGCAATGTTACATCGATCTGATAGAACTTAGGATAGAATACTAGATACTGTCTTGTGTTTACTGCTTGACTTGGTAATGCCTGAAATCCTGTGAAAGATGTGCCATTGGTGTTCTTAGATACCTTGATAGATTTCTTCAGGTATTCTCCCCTCCATTTCTCTGGATTCGTAAGGACAAGACTGGCTATCACATTTTCCCTCAAGACATTATCAGTCACCTTTGGTAAAAGGTAATTGTTAGTTGTTGTGCTTAATCTTGACATTTATTTAGAAACCTCTCTCTTTCCAGTCTCCCCTCATTCGAGGATCGAATACAGGAATAGTATCCTTAGATGTAACCTTATTATGTCTTATTGTGACATCGGCTATCTTCTTCTTCTCATCGGATGTATTGTCCTGCGGTGCTGGTGAGATTCGGTTCTTAAGATTTATTATTTTTCTGAAATCGTAACCTCCTTCTGGGAGTTTAGGAAGGGCATCTCCGAATTCATCTGTGTAATCCAGGATGAATTTCATCAATTCGTTTTCCTCGAACTTGACACCTTCTTCCTTTATCTCATCGAGTTGCCTTCTGATTCCTTCTGCTATCTCTCTCTCTATCTGTGATTCATTCTCGGCTTCTTTTCGCATGTCTTCCAGTATCTCTTTCTTGATTGTTTCCTTATCAATCTGACTGGCCTGTGCGAACACCTTGAATCCTTCGATAGACCTTTCATCGTTCCCGTATAGCTTTATCCACCAATCGGGAACACTTACTTCATCATCCTTGTTAGAATGATATGCCTCCTTCATGGATTCTTCTAACTGGGATATCCTATCCCTAGCTTCTTTAAGCTCTTTTTGGTTATGAATCCATCTAGGGTGCTTATGGAAGGGAACTTCTTTGACTTCCTCTTTCTTTTCTGCCTCTGGTTTGGTATCAGGTTGCGACTCTGGTGGAGTTTGCTCTCCACTGTCATTTAAGGAATCCACTGGGGTTTCCTCTTTGATGACATCCGCAAAAATGTTTTCTTCTGGCATAATTTAATCAGCTTTGATTATAGGCTCAAGATGTTAAGCCTTTTTAATTAATAATTTACTGGTTTCCAATCTTTACCATGGTCTTTCTTTTCTTCTTTTACAGGTTCGCTCTTCTCGTGCTTATCCATTGCCTTGAGAGCACCTGTGAGGTCACTAACAAACTCTGTAAACGTCTTTAGTACTCCGTTCTCATACATATCCATTGACTCATTGAATATTCTCCTGGCCATACTACAGTGTTCTTTTAGTTCATCGTTATTCTGTCTGGCTAGAGAGTTCAATACTTTGTTGTCCGATTTTTTGGCCATCTTCTCTATTTCTTTTTTCATGGCCTTTTCTCTTTTTTCGTAATCTGACATGGTTTCTAATTCTTCAGACATGTTATTTTTTTATCATTTTTCTTATATGCTTCATCTCCCTTTCGTGTTTCTTTTCTGCCGACCTACCTTTGGATGTTTCCTTACTTCCTTTCATATAACCTTTAGCATTCATTATCTTATAAGGAATATCTGACTTTGCTCCGTATTCCTTTTTCAGTTTTTCTTCTAAGAATTTAGGCATATGTTTATATTGGATTCATTGGAACTGACTTTATAATGTCGCTCTCTTGCTGTTTTTCTGGCTGTGGCAATGGTTGGCCTGTTTCATTTCCTACTGCTCCCATTTCCATTCCTGGCATTATTGTCGGCTGTATTCCTAAGTATTCTGCCATGTATCTCTGTGGGTCATTTTGGAATATCATCAGTTTCATAGCTCTTTCCTTAGGATTAGGGTCTTTCAATTTCTCATAAAGGCTCAATGGGTCGATTGCTTTTTTCTCCCATAATGCCATTGATTCATTGTAAGCTGATAGTTCGTCCTGTGGTATCATTGATCCGTTCTGGACTGTTATCAATATCTTATCTTCTGTTATTTCATCTCTGGATAAGGTTATCATTTCAGTCGCATTGGCTTCTCCTATGTTCGCTATCAAGTGAGGTGAATCGTAGTACACATATATCATCTGGAGCATGTGGTTGAATATCCTAGCGGCCGCTATCTCTAGGTATTCTGATACTCCTCCTCCTATCCTGCTTGAGTCCTGATTGCCTTCGATTATCTTTCCTCTGACTGTACTCTCTTTTCCTTCTTGGGCTGTTGATCCTGCTGCTCCGAATCGTGAGAATAATCTGTCTCGGCCATCATTCAATGTTGCAAATAATGAACTTGGCAATTGAGGTACATCCGGGAACATTATAGCGTCTCCGATTGCCATTCCTTCAGGGACTACTACTGTCCTTCCCTCTCGTCTGGCTTGGGCTACCTGAGCGGCCTGTTCCTTGTTGAATGCCTGTTCACTGACTACACATCCTCCGTTTATTCCGTCAGCATTCTTGTCTATCTGTTTCAATCGCTTGTTGATGTTGTCCTGATTGACTATTGATTGGGATATTAGGGAAGTGTCATCGGCTGGGTCTTCTCCTAAATCAAAGGTAGTCAGGAATACAAATGGCATCTTTGGTGAGGCGAAGTGATTCTTTCCTGGAATCATCTCCTGTATCTGTTCTCCGAATTCGTCCATCTTGAATGTCTCTTTGTCATAGTTCCAGTGAGGATTCTTGTATTTTCCTAGAATGATATCGTTTACCTTATAGAATATGTATTCATTGGTCCACCATTGAGTGTAGTTTACTTTGCTTCCCATCTTTCCATCCACTAGATCTCTTATTTCTTTTTCTTTATTTGGGAATTTAAGGACTAGAGTAGAAGCTATATCATTCTGTAATACCCCTAAGAATTCTCCTTGATACTCTCCTTCTTCAATGCATGAATTTGGATCCATTATCAATTTTTTAGGATGGAGAGCTTTGACTACTATCTCGTTGTCTATACCGTCATATCCTAGTTGCCAGCAACCAACGAATCTCATTGTCCAGTGTCTCACTCCTTTTTTCAGTTTTGTCTTCAGGAAGTTGTAGTTTGACAAATATGTAAGTGCTTTGTATATGCTTTTAGCCTGTTCTGTATCTTTGCATAATACTATCGGATCTGGGTTCTGCTGAGTAGCAAGCGGTATCATCGTTTCCACTGCTTCGAATATTATGTTGTCAGTGAGAGGTCTCTTGCTGTTATCGTATTCAGTATCAGGATATTGTCTTCCACGCCAGTATTTCTCGTTAGTACCACCTTCTTCGTGGATCCTTTTCTTTACATCTGAATTCCCATATACATGCTCCCATCTGCTTGCTAGTTGTAGTAAGTCTTCATCGCTTTTTTCAAGAGTAAGTTCGCTATAGCTTTCCACTACGCCTTCTTGATCATTAACCTTATTAGGTTTTGCCTTATTGGTTCCACCGAATAAGCTGAAAAATGAATCTGTAATTTTCATATAAAGATAGGACATCACAGTCGTGATGCCCTTTTTCGTAAGTGGCTTTTATAATCTTTACTATATTATAGCTCCTAGGATATTTTTGTCAATCCTTTTTTCTCGATATCTTTCTCGTATAAGAACTCTTTTTTCTCTATGCTCTGGATGTCTCCATTGTCCTTGAAATTGATAGTCGCATTACCTCTATGGATATCGAAAATGCCAGCTATTATCATGAACTTGAACTGTTTCCTATACTTCATTACTATGGTAAGCAGCTCAGCATCTTCCCTATTCAGTTCTATTTTAGTTGTATCTCCAATCTGACTCATATTGTTTGTCTGGCATTATTAGTTCCATATTACCTTTTATATCTCTCCTCGGGGCTACTGGGATATCTATGTCCTTGTCATCTTTGGTTATATATCCCCCTCCTCCGCTGAACTTTGTCATTCCTACTCTCCAGAATACGGTGGCAAGAGCTTTGTGGTCTCGACCGTTCCTTACCCACTTCCTACGCTTGATCTGATTGGTTACCGGGTCTACTATATCCTTCCTAGTCAGGTTGTTCCAGTCTAGCCAGTATTCATACCAGTCGTTCTCTGTCCCGGATAATGGTATGACTCCTTTGATGTACTCATCTACGCAGAGCTGGATGTATTTGTTTCTGTCCACTCTCACTTCAAACTTCTTGTTCCAAGTCGGGTCATCGTTGTTGTCTTCAGTCAAATAACATAGATAGACTCTTCCTTTCCATCGCTGGTGGAACTCTCTAGTCCCTATTAGGTCTCCTCCGGCATCGACTACTGCTATACACTTTGGATATCTCTGCATTATGATGTCCATTTCGTCCCATTTTTGCCCTTCTCCAGCGTAGTAAAGTCCATTAGTGTTGCCAAATACATAATCGAGGTTAAGTCCCGTATCTATGCCCAAAATAAGTCTGTCAGACTGTTTTAGTGCTGGTACTTTATCGCTACAATTATCAAGACACGCTTCCTTGCCTAATTTGTTGTTCTTTCCTACATAAGGCAATCCTAGTACCTTGTTGTAGAAGAAGTCCTCTGTGGTCTCTGTGTCATTGAACTTGTCTATGATCTCTTCTGCACTGACCCAAGGGGCCATTAGCAAGCTGATATGATATCCGGAGTATTTTGGGACTATTCTGTTACCGTCTTTGTCTCTAATAACTTTGGCTTTCCATTCCCCTATGGCCCTGTCCTTGTCTTTCAATTCTCCTCGGCACTTTTTGCAGACATAGATCTTCTTGTCTAGGTCTATGCTCATGTCCTTGGTCTTCTTCAAGCTCCAGGAGAGGTATTGCTCGTGTCCACAATGATGACATTTGATGAACCATTCCTTCTGGTCCGATTGTCTCCATTCTACATCTACTCCGTAATTGTCGCTTGATGGATGGGAGAATGTATGCCTTTGCTTGAACTTACTGTGTTGCAACCTTGCTTGGTACTCTGCTACTACGTCCTGCTTCGAGCTGTCCTTTTCATCGTTGACCAGTCTGTCGGCTGTGACCATGATAGCTGCTTTCTTCGTAAAGGTTCCCCTGAAGTATATCATCGAGTTCCCTATCTGCTTCTGCTCGATACTGTCCTTGTCTTTCACATAATCGAGCAGGATTGGGTTCTGGGCTATGATACGGTTCACCTTACCTCCTACGAATACATTGACATCGCTGTCTGTCGGTAACGTGTATATGATATCCATCTTATTATTCTTTGCGTCATAGAAGTTCTTTAGTATCTCTAGTGTTGATAATCCTGCTTGGGCTGGTTTAATTACTACAAGGTTTTGTGATTGATCGCAGTATATATCGAATAAGAATAAATGCTTAGTAAATTCTATCAGGTCTCCTTTCTCGTTTTTTATCTCATTAGAGAGTATCCAGTCTATTATTGATATTTCCATTAGATTTTAGTTTTAACATATTGGTCCATTAGGATTATATGGTGGACTGTATTGTTTATCATTTCTATCAGGTGATATATATAATTCTGTTTTTGATACAATCTTATAATCAAGATATTCAGCTCCTTTTAATAAATCTAATATTTCTGGTACTGTTGCACTATAAATTACAATTGTTTTTGATTCTGTGTTTATTTTGTAAGACATATCATTCATTTTTATTATTTATTCCTAACCATAAATTGGCAACTGCTTCCTCGGGTTCATCTCCACTACACTGAATAAATCCATCTTCATCACTATCCCAAATAACTTTATGTCCGGCAGCAAACCAACCCTTTCCTTTCTCTCTATCAAATTGAGTTAATGCTCCAAACCTATCTCCAAATTCCTTAATGAGTTCTTCTAGTGTTGGAATATAAACGATTAAATTTTTATGTTCTTGAACATATTCCCATGTAAAGTATTCTAACCTCATTGTTCTATCATTTTCTTCTTGATATGGGTATCCGTCGCTTCCATCTCCATTTTCTCTGAGTAAATGATATCCTCCATTATGGAAAAACTCTCTTTTACTTTCTACTTCTATAAGATCATCTCTTTGTGAAAACCCTGCATCTTTTAGTTTTTTAGCTAGTTCGTAGTCCATATTATTCATTTTCAATTTGTTTTATTATCTGCTTCTTCACTTCTTCATCGTACATCTTCCTTATCTTCTCTAGCTGAGGATTGTCTTGCTTGATGTTCATATTGAGATTGATTGACTTTTCTGGGGCGTATTTGCCTTTCAGTTTATAAGCCATATCGAGAGCTGACTTGACTGCGTTAGTATCTACTCTTCCAGTATAAATGGCTTCTATCTTTCCAGTAGTGACATTATTCTTCAATATAACTTCTTCTTTGTTCAGAAGTTCAAGATGTTTCTGTGCTAATAATTCATCAGGGAGATAGTTTCCTAATATCTCTTGGTATGCTTTGCTCTCTGTCAGCTTCTTAGGATTGATAGCAGTTTTCTTGCTATATCCAGCCTCTCTCATCGCCTTAGAAACGTTTCCACCGTTTTCAACCAGTTTTATTATGGCTATCCTTTGCCTTAATGATCCTCTCTTCTTTTTCTTCTCTTCTTTGAGAGCTGCCTTAGGTTTTGTTTTTCTTTCGGTTTTCATTCTTATTCTTCTTTATTTAATTAACTCATGCCGACTATCAGCGGGACCTGATAACCGGCGATGAACTAACTACCTGATGAATATGCTACTTGAAGCCAATCATCTGCTAAGATGTCCTCCTGCAGTGGAGTCCATTCTTTCAGTTTGCCATCTGTATCAAGTAACATGATGACACTTTCTGCTTCTGGCGGGATCTTAATGGTAAGGTATTTCTCTCCTTTCCATACTTGTCTCCACACTTGCTTGTTTGTTTTTATTAATTCGAGTGCTTGGCTAAATGTCATAGTGTTTTTTTATTAATCTTTCCAAGTTAATGCTTTTACTGCCCACATCTGAGCTGTTTGCATTTCGGTAATTGCCACTGAAGCAAGTCTCATTTGTTCTGGTGATTGGGTGTTCTTTCTTAGCATATCCATCTGATCTATTGCTCCTGCAAAAATTTCTTTGCAAACTTTAACTCCTTCATCTTGTGATGGATTAAAAGTTAACCCTACTGCCTTTTCTCCAAAAGAGAATTCTCTAAATCCTCCTGGAGATGGTTGACATGCTTCATATGGATCTATTGTTTTGTCTTCTTCTGCCATTGTTTTTTTATTTTTAATTTTATTATTCTTTTGGTGGTTTAGGTCTTTTCTTATAAATTGTCTCTCCGTATACTTTGATGAAGTCTTCATTCCTGGTCCCGTTAGGATTCCATGCTTGGAGGATATCCCTTTCATGCACCTGCCTATCCATCAGGAGTCTTCTTTCGAATTGTCCTGATAGAGAGGTTGGGTTACAATGTTCGCATGATTTCTCTCCATCGATGTATTGGAGCTTACTTACTTCTCGACCGCATTTGCATTTGAACATGAGCTTTTATATACTTTAATTCCTCTGAATAATAGATGTGGGAGTTTAGGATAGTTCCTTACTCCCATAATATCTCTTAAGGTATTATCGTATGCATTATAGACTTCTTCATCCATTATTATACAATCCACTTTTCCACTAGATTCTATTATCCTAGCCATTTCACAAATTCCTGGCCATCTAGAAAAATGAACAATATTCACCCCTTCTTTTTCTATTGGTTCTTCTTTCTTTTCTAAAGAATTACAAAATCTTATTAGTTCATTAACTTTCTTTACTATTTGAATTAATGGTTCTGCTTTTTTTGGATTATTACACCAAATAGTTTTTATTTCCTCTATCATATTATTTCTGTTCTTCTACTTTATAAGCAATAGTTCCCTTGCTGGTGATGAATGTTGCAGCGAAGGATACGCTGTTCTCTATGGCACACCTTTCGACCTTTGTCGGGTCAATAATACCTCTCTCGATCATGTCGCAGTATTCGTCCTTGCTAGCGTCATATCCTTGGCCTTCTGGCATGTTCTTGATGATGTCGGTGTAGTCCTTGCCGCAGTTGTTGATGATTGTCTTTAGCGGAGCCTTGAGAGCTTCCTTGAGAATCTTCTCTCCGATGTCATTGTCTGATAGGGTCTGGCTTACTTTATAAAGGGTCATACCTCCGCCTGCTACTACTCCTTCTTCCTTGGCTGACCTGACAGCATTGACAGCGTCTTCTACCTTGTAATAAAGATATCTCATTTCTGTCTCTGTGCCTGCTCCGACCGATATGACTGCTACTCCTCCATGGAGTCTTGCTATTCGCTTTTCTACTAAGTCGTACTCATTGTCGCTCTTTAGAGTCTTGAGCTGTTCTTTGAGTTCGGCAATCTTCTCTTCTGTCTTGGCTTTGCCTTTTCCTCCGGTGATTATAGTCTTATCCTTCTCGCAGATTATCTTGTCGGCCTTACCGAGGACATCCATAGTTAGGTCTGCTAGATTGAATCCGGTGTCCTTTGATACCATGGTTGCTCCAGTGTATAAGGCGATATCCTCCAGGATTTCGTTCTTCTGGGAAGCTACTTTGATTATCAATCCATTGAACATTCCTGTCTGCTTATTTGCAATGAATGTATTGATTACACTTGTATCTGCATCGGTGCAGAATATTACCAATTCCTTAATCGTGGCACAAGCTCTTTGAATGAAAGGCAATATCTCGGTAATAGTGCTTATCTTGTCCCCTACTACGAAACATGAGACATCCTCATAGATTGCTTTCTGACCGTTATTAGCCATGTATGGAGAAGCGTATCCTTTTGCTACTTCATATCCTTCGGTTATTTTTGATTCGATGAATGGAAACTTACCTTCTTCTACGCTGATTACTCCGTCTTCTCCTACTGCTTCGATAGTGTCGCAGATTATCTTTCCTATCTCTTCGCTTTCTGAAGATATTGAAGCGAGGTTAAGAAGCTCATCTTTTCCTTTGACTTCTCGGCTGATTTCCTTAAGTGATTTTATTGCTTTGATTTTGGCAGCTTCCAGTTTCCTTCTGATTTCCATTGGGTTCTCGCTGTACTTCGAAGCTTCCTCGATCAAGGCATGTGCTATGACGATTGATGTCGTAGTACCGTCTCCAGCCTGCTCGTTGGTCTTGCTAGCTACTTCCCTGATTACTTCTACCCCTTGATTCTCTATCTCATCGTTAAGTTCTATGGCCTTGCAGATTGATACTCCGTCATTGGTAGTGATTGGTACTGAGAACCCCCTATCAAGAGTTATGTTCAATCCTTTCGGTCCTAGGGTGCTGGATACTAATTGATGGACTGTATCCATTCCTGTCTTCATTCTCTTCTTGTTATCGTCTCCGATTGATATTATTTTCCTGTTCATAGTTTACAGATTAAAGTTTTATAATTAAGGAAGTAGTATTTCTTCCCCTCGATAGAATGCTCGATTGCCTTGTACTTATCGAATATGACTTGATCGCCATTTGCTACCTCTTTTACTTCATCTCCCACAGATATGACATTACCTGTCATTATCTGGGAGTCGCTCACATGGAATGATACGTTAGTATCTTCCTTTGATTCTATCTGGACGAATTCAGTTAATGCCTTCATTTTTTTCTTCATTAGGTTGATTATTTACTATCTCTTTGAATATCTGTTCCCCGGATTTCTTCCTTTCTACTATGCTCAAGGCTGGGAATACCCCATTAGGTGTATATTGTAATCCTGGAACGATATCAAGTTCATAAGCATCCATTACTTCTTTAAGCTTATTCAAGAATTCCTGTATCCTTGGATTTGGTGTGCTTTGGTTTACTTGCTCTGGTGGTTTTATTTCTTCGCTCA